GCGCTAAATGCCCGTACTCAGCAATCTAATCGTTCGGATCGGCGCTTCGACCGACGACTTTGACAAAAAGGTCAACGCATCGCTGGGCAAGATTAAGCGCTTCGGGGCGACCATCAGCGAAGCAGGCCAGGCGCTCGCCATCGGTTTTTCCGCGCCCGTGCTGGCTGCCGGAAGCGCGGCGCTGATGGCGGCAACGCAGATGGAGAGCTTGGAGAAAGGTTTGGCCGCGACAATGAAGTCTACGGCGGCCGCAGCGACCGAGATGGAGCGGTTGCGCGAGGTATCGAAGCTGCCGGGGCTGGGGCTGAAAGAGGCGGTGCAGGGGTCGATTCGATTGCAGACGCTGGGTAGCAGCGCGGATGAATCGCGGCGCATTTTGCGCGAACTGGGGAACGCGCTGGCGGTGGTCGGCGGCGGCAAGGACGACTTTAAGGAAGTTATTCGGCAACTTTCGCAGATGGCGGCGGTGGGCAAGGTGTCGAAGGAAAACCTTGATCCAATCGTCGAGCGGATCCCGCAGATCGCGGCGATCATCAAGGACAAGTTTGGCCCGGAGGCGCTTGGCGACCCGGCTAAGACGTTCGAGAAAATGGGCATGTCGGCGCAACAGTTCATCGGCGTCGTGGTGTCGGAATTGGAGAAAGGCGGTCGCGCTGGCGGCGATTTGAAGACCAGCATGGAGAACCTGCGCGAAAGCGTTGAGCAGACGGCGGCGGAGTTCGGGAAGTCGTTGTTGCCGATTGGAAAGCGCGTTCTTGATGAATTTTTAAATCCAGGCATTGAAAAAGCGCGTGCGCTGGCGCTGGAGTTTTCCAAGTTGTCGCCAGAAACGCAAATGACGACGGTTAAGATCACGGCGCTGGCGGCAGCGCTGCCAATTGTGACGGTCGGACTTGGCACGCTAATTGAAAAGGGAGCGGCAATTGGGCAGGCGTTTTTGCGGTTGGCTGGCGCGTTTGGCCTTACAGGCAATGCAGCAGCGGTCATGGGGCAGGTGATTGCCGGCGCAGTGATAGCGTTCAAGCTGTTTGAGGATTTCAAGCGATACGCCGAAGCCGCTAGCAACTTAGCTAAGGAACTGGACTATCAGGCCGGAATCACTGACAAATTGCGCGGCGTCGTGGATCTGCTTAAAAAAAGCTTTGAGTTTGTAAAGCCAGCCATAGATGCCATTCGTCCGGCAGTTGAAGCATTTGGCGCAGCAATGCAAACGTCAATTAAAGCGGCAATGTCACCGCTGCTTGCGCTTGCTGATGCGTACGATGCCGTCGCCAAGGCTCTGCCGTTTGTGACTGGCAAATACAGCGATATGGCGGCGGCCATTCGAAACAGCATTACGGTTTTAAATGCTGCTACGACTAACGAGAACGAAGCAATCTTAAAAAAACGCGAACTGGACGAACAGCTTAAAAGAATCCGCGCAAGCTACGAAGAGACTGGCGTGGCAGTTGTAGATCTGACTGGGAAAAACGAGAAAGCAGCACAAATGGTCCAACTTTACGGCAAAGGCATTGTCCAGACCTACGCCGAAGAGTTCAACAGCGCGGTCATCAAAGAGCGCCTGAGCCTCCTGCAATCGGCCTACAATCAGCAACTAAACGACGGCGTGGCCGCGCTGGTCAAGTACGGTTCTGCCGCCGGGGCTGCAGCCGCCGCGCTGCGTGAGTTCCGCATTTTGGAAATGCCGCCAAGCCTTGGCGGGCCGGAAAGTGACGTGCGAAAGCTGCCGGTGCCAAACGTACCTGGCCTGCCGAGCGAAGCGGTGCTTTCCGGTGCCGAAGCCGCGCGTGCCGCCAAGCGGAATGCGGACATGATCCGCATCATGGCGGGCAACGTTGGCAAGGACTGGAAGAAGACGCAGGAAGCCATCAGCCGCCAAGTTTCGACCATCGTCACGGACCTCAGCCGCGGCATCGCTGACATCATCATCAGCGGCGGAAAGGTCTCGGAAGTATTCAGCCGCATTGGCAAGCAGATCGCTAATACTTTGATTCGGACGGTGATTGAGAACGGGATTAACCGAGTTATCGAAGCGCTGACTGGAAGGGGTGGCCTTACCGGTGCCTTAGCGTCTGTCGGCAAGGTGCTGGGCGGTGTTTTTGGTGGAGGCGCGGCGGGCGTCGCAAACAGCGCCGTTCCTGCCGTGAGCGGCGTGGCGATGGCAACGATGGGAACCATACCACAAACAGCGGGCGCGGTTGGTTCGGCGAGTAGTGGGATAGGATCGGCTGTAGCGGCGGCTAATCCGGTGACGGCAATGGTAAATGCGGTGTCGGGTGTGGTTAGTGCAGTGTCGGCGGTGATTAGCAACTTTCAGTTCGCCGCGATGAATAAAACGCTTGACCTCATCGAAAAAGAGGTGCGCTACAGCCAGATTCACCTCTTGTACCTGCTCGAAAAAAACAACGAGTACCTGCCGAAGCTGAAGGACATCCATGACTCGATGATCCGCACGGAGGGCCGCCAGATGGCGATGCCCAACACTGGCAACGTGACCATTAACATCAGCACGACCGGCGACACGCGAGCGCTGCTGGACGCGCTGACGCGTGAACTGAAGCAGTTGGGGGTGGTGCCAGCGTGAGCATCGACGTTTACATTGCCGGCAGCATTCGCGAGGTTGTCCCGTACAGCCTGAATATTCAGGCCAGCCTAGGCCAGCGGGCGACGTTTAAGTGTCGCGTGGTCAGCACCAGCGGCGCGTATCGACCCGAGCAGGGGCAGATTATCGAGTTGTGGACTGGCGGAAACAAACTCTGGGCTGGTAGCGTCGACGAGGTCGCCGAGGTCAGCATTACCGAAGCCGGCGCGGCCGCCGGGGCGTTTTACGACCTGCGCGGCATTACGTGGGAGCAGCGCCTTGACCGGCGCAGGTGCTTTAACTTCAGCACGGCGCTGCCAGCGCTTTACGACGGCACCATTAGCTACACTGCCGACGCCTCGACCGACACGCTGACCACCAGCGCCGCGCACGGACTGAGCAACGGCAATCGCGTTCGCGTCAAGGCCCACGCGCAGGGCGCTATTTGCGGCGGGCTAGACGGCACCATCGAATACTACGTCATCAACGCGGCCAGCAGCACGCTGCAACTGTCGCTCACCAGCGGCGGGAGCGCGGTGGACATCACCGACACCGGGACGCTGGAGCAGGTGTTGATGCGGAATCGGGCCGGGACAATTGTGGCCGACCTGATCACGAACTTTGCCGACAACGAAGGCATCGGGACGAGTAATGTGGACCTTGGCGCGGTGCTGGATGCGGTGACGTTTGACGCGGACGTGACCGTGTCGGAAGCGATCGCGCAGCTTGCCACGCTCTCGAATTACGTCTGGTGGATCGACGAAGACCGCGAGCTGTATTTTAAACCGCGCACGTTTGCGACCGCGCCGTTCAACATCAGCAGCAGCAGCGCCAACTATCGCAGTCTGCAGGTCCGGCGCACACGCGAGGACAAGACGAACGCCGCGGCGTATCGCGTGCCGTGGTCGCAGATAACGATTACGGAGCAGTCATTCACCGGCGACGGCAGCACGCGGACGTTTACGCTGTCCAACCGCGTCGGCCAGTTTGTCGGGGCATCGATCAACGAGCAGGACGTCGAAGTGGGTCAGTATCTGAGCGGCACAGACAAGCCGATTTACTGGCAGTACGCCACGACCACCATCCGCCACGACGCGGCCTTCGATGTGCTGACCAGCGCCGACACGCTGACCATCCGCTATCAGATCCTGGGGGCGGACATCGTGCGTGTCGAGGACTCGGCCAATATCAGCGCGACCATCACACAGGAGGGCGGTGGCAGTGGACGGTACACGGCCTACGCCGAGCGCGAGATCGGGCAGGTGCAGGCCTACAACGAGGCGCTGGCGGTTATCGCGGCAAAAAAGGCGGCCGTGGTTGAGGTCGAGTACGAGACGGACGAAGAGGTCGAGCCATCTTGCACAACCCTGCGGCCTGGTCAACTGCAGACGATCGCCAACAGCGCGCGCGGCGTGTCGAGCGCATCGTACTTGATCAACGAGGTAAGCCTTTCTGATGTCGCCGGCCTGTACCTGCGCTTCCGCGTGCGGGCGATCGACGGAAACACGATCGTTGGCGTCGACGAGTTCTGGAAGGCGCTTGCTGGCCAAGGCGGCACAGGGCGCGGCACGACGTCCGCGGTATCCTCGGCAACGTCATCAATTCCCGGCGCACCGGACAACGTGACGGGCCTTTCGGCCACCTACGAGTACGCCGACGACGAGACCGTGCGGGTCAAGATCGCCTTTACGCCACCCTCGCCGCTGGGCGACTGGGTTGGTGTTCACGTCTGGGAAGAGCCGGTGAACCAATCGTCATCGGCTGGCGTGCCGCTGAACAGCACGGCGACCCTCGGCGGCACGCGGAACCTCGGCGGCACGTTCGCGCCGGTTGATCGGGGCTATCATCTGACCAGCCCGGCTACGCTCTACCTGCCGCGACCGGATGCGACGGTGACGAAACGCTTTTATTTGGCGTCTTACAGCGAGCAGGCCGAGGCTGAGCTTGTTCGCGCCACCGAAACAAACGCCACGCCAAACGTCACGCTGTCCATCGCGGCACTGGCCTACCAGAGCGGCGAAGAATACGCGCGACTGGTCCGCAGCGTGACGGCAACGGTTGAATACGACGATTCTCAGGTTGCGTCGCCTAAATATCGATTGGTCTTTGGCTGGACCGCACCGACAGATCCTCCTGCTGCGTGGCAACGGCCGTTTGGTGGCGTCCAGATCGTCTACGAGTACGCCAACGGCCAAAGGGCCAACGGCCCGGCGCTGAACGTCAACGAGACTGCGGCGCGGTCTGATTGGTTTGATCTGTTCGTCGGCAGCAACCCGATCCGTGTTTGGTTTGTGTCGATGGACGCATCGGAAGAGCCGCGCGTCAACACCATCGTTACCGTTTTAACGCCCTCGGCAATGGCAACCGTGACCTGGCCGCTGGCTAGCCGTCCGGTCACATCGCCCTACGCCGACAACGTCACCGGTTTT